ATAATGCAATGGATAAGTTCCTCATAGTCTGGATAAACATCCACAAAGGCATTTACTGCACCGATAGCATCGTGACCAGTTATAACACGATCTCTCAAGTCATTAAGAAGCAAGAAAATATCATAATACTTTTGTCCATCCAGATGACTCTTTTTCTTGAGATTATCGCTAGTAACATTATATTGCCACAACGGATGATAGGTATAAAGCAAAATATTCTTGGTGAAAGATGCTGCGGCACTATTGTGTCCGCAATAATCCAGAATAATACCTTCTTTATCTTTAGTGCTACTAGTGGCCCTAAGATCACGAACCATTCCCATAACATAATCAAAATCGTGAATCATCCAAATAGTCTCCTGTGTTTAGCGTATTCTACCATACGCCAATCCTATTGTCAAGTATCGACAGTCTAGTGTTGTTTCTTGAACCGTTTACTTAATTTTGTGACTAAATCGCTTCCTGCTGTTGGGAAAAAACATGGCAGAATAGAATGAACTATCAGATATAACCCAGCCAGTAAACAGCACAGCCCATAGAATAGAGCAAAAATAAGATGCTCAGTATATGTCATATTATTCTCTTTTAGATGTTGAATCCATTTTTTGTAAAGATTCATTTTGCTGATTCCTATTTTTTGTCATTATCAAATAGTTTACAGCTTTAATTACACCATCTAAATCGTCTCCTAATTTTCCCAATCCTGTGTTACAAGGCTCACACAACCATCCCCTAAAACTATCATCACTATGGTCATGATCCAAGCACCATTTGCGTGGAATTTTTCCACAACATTCACAAAATTCTGGTTTTGTTGGAGCCTTTTTATGAAGTTTACTTCTTACTTTACTATGTTTTTTAATGCAATATCTACATCTACTATCCAGATTATCTTTATACATACTATGTTTGGGAAAACTTTTAAGGTTTTTCCTCTTGCCACAGTAAGTACAATTTTTTCTAGGCATAATGGAGGCGGGGGAAGTCGAATCCCCGTCTTGTGATAACTTTAATATAACCTCTACAAGTTTATTTTGTTCATAAATTTTGAGAAAGATTAAAGAACAAACAACATTCATCTTTCCGTACCAACTAATCTCAGGCTAGAACCCGCTGGCTATTCTAGCAGCCGAAGGATTTTACGACAATCTTTTGAACGCTACCTTCATCGCTTTCTAAGATTGTTGCTGTTATTTAACTAAGCAGCAAGGGCTAACTGATTTGTGCCAGTTAAAGCATTTGGTAGATTTTTAAAGTGGCCTTTCCACCAACCACTACTTGCTAATTATACCAAATTTTATCCAATCGATACCGTTACGCCCCCTTATTATTATACACAAAATCTTTGTTTTGTAAAGTCTCTAGTTTGAGATAGAGATATTCAAAAAAGACTTTATACATAATCTTTTCTTTTCTCAATAGTTTAATCTCCTCATGCTGAATAAGATTAAAACCAAAAGACATAGATAAAAGACCAATTATCATTACATAATATGGCATATGTTTGGATCTGTTAGACATTATTTTTCTTTCTAAATAGGGCGTGTAGGAGTCGAACCTACCTTTTGAATACCTTATAAGAGTATGTGCAACTACCGGCTGCAACGCCCCATGTTTTTGTATTATACCTTATCGACCGATCCCTGTCAACTCTTGAGTTTGTTTTTGTTCTACAAAATTTCTATAAATGCCCATAACTATACCACTTGTTGTGCCAACATTAAGAGAGCGAACACTCCCGTAATTAGGAATAGTAAGAATAATATCTGACTGATCCAAGATGGTATTCGATAGTCCTCTACTTTCTTCTCCAAATAAAAAAATAGGTTGATTAGTATTGTTAAATTTGTAATCAAAAAGATTTGCTGTTTTATGACTGTATTCGGGAATATTATTTTCAATAGCAATAATAGTCCTACCAGAGCATTGTGAAATAAAAGATGATTCATCTTTATGATGGTATACTGGAGTATAGTGGTGTGTTCCTACGCTGCCTCTTTTATCCCATTTCTTTTTACCAACATAATGAACGCTGCGAAATCCAAAAAAATTAGCATTACGAATCATTGTGCTTAGATTAAAATCTCCACCAATATTAATCATAGCAACACTAGCAGGAATACTATTACTATGACAATACTTAGCAATATCTGGGATTGCCAAATCTTTTAAACTATCAAGCACGTTCATCTTTTTCCAATTTTCTTTGTAAGCCTTTTAGTTCTTGTTCTAATCTAACAATTTTTTCATACATATCAGAACAACGCCGACATATCTCAGAACTGATGTAGGATCTTGTTTCCCATATTTCTTCTTTTAAGAAAGATATTCTATCAAGAATTTTTTCTTTTTCGTTTTCGTTTTCGCTTGGGCTTGTCATTTTTTGGAGTCTCCTTTTGCCAAAAAACCATTTCATTTAATTCATCATCCCAAGCACATTCAATCAAATCTTGTGCTGCTAGTTTAGCCAAACCAATATTATGAATCCAAATCGTTATCTCATCAAAAATTTTTTGATTAGCGTCTTCATTTAGCAGTGGGTAATTATTGTCGTCATAACCAAGGCAATTACTTTTAACTAAACCAACCATTTGATTGATACTGATATAGTCATCTAAATTATCTTCGCTACTATTTTCGCTAATATTTTTGGATGCAGCCTCTCTCATTTGAGTAACATAACCATCGAGATTATTAATAGCGTAAATTTCTTCGCTCATGATTTCTCCAATTACTTGATAAATTTAGATACACCAGCAGATTCTTCAGAATCATCTTTAATACGGTCAATCGTATCTTGTAGAGTTACCTGTCCTCTTGGTAGCCATTTTACATCATTATACAGTGCTGTCAATATCTGAGGCATCCAGTGCTGATAAGCATCTGAATATTGCTCTGGAAAATAAATCTGTAGCACAGCGTCTATTTTTTTAAGAGATTCTGCTATTTCTTCTCTCAAATCAAGCAAATCATTTATTTTTGATTGATTATTCATTAAACGAGTTCTCTGGCCGACTCCTGATGGTCTTTCCTTTTCAGTTTAAGAATCTTGTGCTTAACTTTCCATACTCCAGTCTCAGGGTTTTGATAATCTGGCCCCATATAAATATGGGCAAATCCTGCATTTTTATCCAAACCCCAAGCATGAATACCCTTCATATCAACCTTTTCAACAACAAACTTCCCTCTATAACCCATAGGAATAAGTTCGCCGCTATGAAGAAAATATGGGCCTCCACCAACCTTAATCTTATCTCCCTTTTCGAGTTCTTTCCAATTAAAATCCTTTACGACCTTCAAGGTTCTCTTTTCCTTATTGGTCATTTTAAAAGAGAAAACATGGTTGCAATTCTTGCAAACATAGGCTCGCGGCCCAACCATGTTAGAACAATTCGGACAAGTCTTTTTACCCTTGGGCATCCTCAGTCTCCTGTGTCAGTTGTGATACTCTAAGTATACCATACTTATCGGTGCTGTCAAGCAGTTTTCTTTAGACCGTCTACGATTGTGAGTTTTCCGGGCAAATAGTGACAAAAATAACTAGAATGTATTTTTCTTTTAGTTAAATTATCTTCCTCAATTTCTGTGTAAACATTAATGCGATAACGATTTTCCCATACATTAATAATTTTAGTCATAAGATGATGTTTAGGTTTCGATACTTGTTTAAAAAGCAGGCTCTCAATTTCAAGATCCATTAGTTGTCTCCGCTGTCTATTTTTAGATAAAATTCTTGTTTGCCCAAATCATACATCTCGATAAGATCAGCACTAAATAATCCTCCGTAGGCATTATCATAAACTTTTACTTCGCTCTGCCAATCAAATTTACCAAGATTTTTCATGTCATTGGCTCTTTGATTAAGAAACTGAAATAAATCAATCCATTTCATCTGGCTCTCCTATTTGCTCTATCAAGTTTACGAATAGTTTCAGTAGCATTGGCTGGAACCAGCACAAGACTAGGAGCAGTTTTATGGCCCCAATCCATAAATCCAACAGCACGATTCTCTACACTACAATCTTTGCAAATCATTTTGCGACCAGTCTCAATAAGAAACTCATAACGATCAAAATCAATATCAGATTGACAATAAATACAGTTCATGGTATCCTCCGGTCAACGGATTATACCATACTTATCGGCATTGTCAACTCGTTTGCTGTAGTCAAAATTCCAAAACTGTCGCTAAAATTACCACAATCTGTGCTATAATAAACATCAGTTAATCCGACACTCTCCAATAGTTTGCTACAATTTTCGCAGGGTTTGCTGCCTAAAATTAATCCCTTTCGATTAATACGCATAACAACAATTGACCAACTAGGATCAATGGTATTATAACGATCAAGCAGTTTAGAAACCAAATGACTTTCAGCATGATAAAATGGAAACTCTTTATATTTGGGTAAATTAAAATCTTCTCCTATTCTATAGGCTCCAGTATGAGTTTTAATTGGATTATTTTGTGTGAAACCTATTAATTTAGTGCCATCATATGCTGCTGCGTAGTGATAGCATCTAATTAGTCTTGTTGGATTCCAATTGCTGTATGCTCGTCTGATTGTTTTGTTTATGATTTTCATCTTTATCAAAGTCATCTAAAATTGGATCATCATCTGGAAATAATCTAATTTTTTTTGGTTCTTGTTGTTTATGATTATCTGTTAGTGGTATTCTATGAGGTTCTTTCATGACATGTCCTTATTTATTTGCTAGCATATACAATCCAATGTTAGCGAAAGCATAACCAATATAAGTAATTAACATACCAATATTACGATGTACGATGTATTGCTCAAGAGCAACATAAAAATAAACACATCCAGTAAAAGCAATTAACCATGCACTCATACAATTACTCCTCTACAAATTTCAGCGTGATGCTCTATAGCATAATCTTTGGCTTTCAACTCAAAGTCAACATCAAATTCTAATTCGTAATTATTAAATGGATTTTCAGCATAATCAGCATGAGCACGCGGATTATTTCCTTCTCTACTTTCACTGTAGTGAAAAAGTGGCCTATGTTCTTGCCATGTAAGATAACAATATTCTAACGCTTCTTGTTCCTGCATATTATCTGGATTACATTTATGATGAAGATAGTCAAATGTGATTGGGATATTTGTAGCAGGATGGAGGTGTTCGATAAGTTCTCTCACACTCCAGCAGTTAATTTTGTCATCATTTTCAATAACCAGTCTGCTCCTACAATTAGGATCAAGACGATTAAAATTTTGAATAAACCGATCAATGATTTCAGAGTGTGTTCCATTTTTATTATGTACATGAAGATTCATTGGAGCATCATAGTTTGCTGGTAAACCAATACGATCAAAAAACCAACTATAAAAATTCAATTCGACAATAGTTTTATCCACAGCCTTATCATTCATCGAAGCCAATACATTAAATTCGCTAGGATGACTAGAAACGCGGACGCCAGTGCTGGAAATAGTCTGTGAAATATTCGTAAACTGATTCTCAATAGCCTCATAATTTGGTAAATCCTCCAATTTAACATTCGCTTCATCATAAGTAATTAATGGAAAAATATCGCTACTAACACGATAAACATAGTTATTTTCTGCACAAAATTGTATAGTCTTATCTGTAACCATAAGATTATTTTGAATTCTGCTACCAAGAATAGAGAGTGCTTCTTCTCTAGGCAGAGAACTAAAACGCTTATAGGTCATAGTTTGATGACTAAAGCCTTGCTCTTTGAGTTTAAGACTGATGCAGCAAAGACCGTATCTGTTCATAGGAGTTTCCTTGGTTACAGTATATCAGATTATCGGTCAGAGTCAAGCCGCTTCTTTAGAAATTTCTTCAACAGATAGGATCTTTACCAGAGAAAATTCTGTACAAGGAAAGTGTAATTTAAAATTAGAGAGTGCTTCTTCTGATGAAGATCCATCATGTGTTTGATTAATCAATAGGTTTTGTTTTGATTTATCGTTATTTTTATAAACCTGTGCTGTAATATTAAATAGTTTCATTTTTCCACCCAAGAGCCTCTCCAATTACAGGAAATTGTTCAATAAAAATATACTTACATTCATTTGCTATATTCATATGTTCTTTTTGAGTTCCATGAGATGATCGTAACTCAATATAATGCACCCATGAGCGTATTGATCCACTCATATAAAGTCTGGTGGGTGTTGCTAATGGCAATACAAATCTTGCACACTCTTTTGCTATGCCGTCCTTAATCATTCCATCATAAATTGCTTTTGATTTAGCAAAATGTTCACGCAACTTACTATTCCATCTATAAATTACTTCTTGATCAATATCATCAATGCTGTTTTGTCTATTTTTATTATCTTGGCGACGAAGTTCAAAGAGTGGAATTTCTTCACTCAAAAGAGTAGCATCAGCATATCTTTGGCTAAATTCTTGAAACGTGAAACTACGATGACGTAAAATTTGTGCGGCCAAACCTCTGGTGGTATTAATTTCAAGAGTCATATATGCCATTTCAAATATAGACCAATGAGCATGGTCAATACAATATTTGAGAAGTTTAGATATATTGTCGCTATCTTGATTTTTAGGATTGCTAACTCTGGCACAGTATGCGACCTGTTTTTCTGCGTCTGGAGTAACACTTATTAGTTTAACATTCATTTATTATTCCACCATTTCATTGTTCGATCCCATATTGGCTTAAAAAAATACGCTGTAATAACGCTAGAAATACCACCAATAATACCATTGGCAACTGCCGCTGGCACAACAACGCATGTATAAACAATATTTTTCTTTTTAGTAGTCACTTACGTTCGTCTTTTTAATTTCTAAATTTTCTTTATACTTTTGTTGATGATCCAACCATTTATTATCTGTCATATGATTATAAATAGCAAAAGCAAGTTTACTAACACTTTTAGCAACACCACTAGCCTCTGGCTCAGTAGAATCTAATTTGGCCCAATAATATTGGTTATCTTCTTTATCTTTAATGGTTTCATAACCTTTAGATTTTGCCCAAGAACGAACTTCAGTCCATAACATTTGTGTTCTCCTAACAACTCATATTACCAGATTTTGGAGGCTTGTCAACGTACTGTCTTGTGTTAGGATCATAATTTTCTATAGGCTTATCATAATGTTTCCATGCTGCTTTATGTTTGTATGCTATTATTTCCATTCTTTGTTCTTTAATTTCATTCATCTGATAAACTATAAGATCATACATTTCTATTAAAAGTTTGGCTATACTATCATCAGAGCAAGACTTTATTTTATCTGATAAACCATCAAGACATTCATATTTTAGAGGTATATGTTCTTTCATTTTTGTAAATGTTCCTCACTAGAATACTTTAATTTAGACTGAAATCCAGCAGCATATCCTTGCATATAAATATTTTTATATATTTCTAATGTAACATCAAATGAATCATAAATCAAAGAATTATTTTCTTTAAACCATTCATTAAATGATTTTTCTTCATCGCACAATTCATCCCAGTTTTCTGTCATGTTTTCTATACCTTTTATAAATAGATAGTATGCCATTTATTAGATTAGGATCAAGATTACTACGAATAAAATCATCATCATTATCGGTGATGTATGCTTGAAGTTCATCGTTCAATACGCTCTTATCATAACCTCTTTTAAGTATATGTTTAGATACTTTAAGAAAGCCCTTTTTATTTTTAGATATAAAATTATCTATTTCATTCTTATATCTAGAATCATATCCATACATAGCATGAGATAGTTCGTGTCTTAATGTGCTATTATTTTGTGCTCCTATAATATAGAAGGTATCATGTCTATATTTAAGAGATCCCAATAATTCTTTTTCTTGAGAAGTTAATGGGTCAAATAATCCTTGTTTAAATGGTACTAAAACTGAACTAGGAAAATTGAATCCTATCCATAAATCACTGTATAGATCAGCACCATATTGTAAACTGTAATAGTTTTTAATGTCGCCAAGAGTAAATATCTTATTACGATATTTTTTACTTGGGCTTTCATAATACTCTTGAAAACGAATAAATGTTTCTCCCAATTCTTTTTGAGAGTC